ATTTGTTATCCATTTAGGTATTTTATTTAGTTTTTTATAATAATTTGCTTTGGGATGTTGATAATCTACTACATAAAAATCCCCTTTTGAATCATTAGCTAATATATATGATAATGTATTACCATAATAATAAAATCTAACTTCTAATGTTGTATCAAATTTTGCTATCTTTTTCGCAAGAACAACTTCTGCATATTTATCTTTTAATGATGATATTTTTGATACTATTTTTTTTGTATCTGTATTTTTATTAAACGAAAATACATCTCTTGATGCGTATCCTCCAGATGGTTTAACAAATAAGTTGGAGTTCTCCTCATTTTTTATTTCATTTATTTTATCTGTTATATTTTTATTTGTATTTGTTGGTAATATACATTTATATGGTACTATAGGTATTCCATGTTGTTTTGCATATGTGTAATATTCACATTTTTTAGTTGTAAATTCTTGATACGAATATGGTATTATTAATTTATCATTGTATTTTTTCAATATATTACTATATATTTTTCTATACCTTATACTACTTGGACTTGTCGTTAAACCCGCACTATTTAGATCCATAAATCCATTATATACATAATCTACCTTTTTCCAAAACTTTTCTTCGTATTCTGGTTTTATAGAAGTTTTTCCACTTATAAATAAAAAGTTATATTTCTTTCCATATTTCCACTTTAAATAATAATTTACAGCTACTTGTTTTGATACAGTATTATCATTAAATCTTTTAATTTTTGGTACATTCTTTAACCATGGTCGTTTATCATCAATCGGAAACTTCTCCGGCCACATTCTCTTTGGTGGATTTATTATCCCAATAGTTAGCATTTATATATATATATATATTTTTATTTCTCAACAAAAGTATCTCATATTTTTGTCCATTTTTTTGGTCAAAATCCCGTTTTTTGGCCATTTATTTTTCAAGAATCTTTTATGACATAGCTGATAGCTGAACTACATATTCTACAATTTATTTAATAGATGAACTATTAATAAATTATATTATAAATATATATAAAATATTTTATATTATAAATATATATAAAAATATATATAAAACATATATATAAAACATATATATATACAAAAAAACATAAGTAGAAAATCAAATATGATAAAGAAAAATCTACAAAAACATAACTCTACATTTTTATTATTATGATATATTAACAAATCTTATATATGATAATATTTGTTTTTATATAATTATATACAATCATATATAATATATAATATCATTTATAATTAATTGTTATCTTGGTAAAACAAAATAACTTTAGGTAGGGTTATAGATTTTTATAGAGTTAGTGGAACGGAAAACCCTATGAAATTATAATGAATATATGTAGATAATATATATACCGAATAAAAATATATATATATATATAAATGAGTACATTATTGATACCTGGAATGAAAAATCAAAAAACAATGGTATATAGAATAGAAAACTATATGAAAGATTTAAAAATAAAAGATAAAGATGTAGAAATATTTGATTATAAATCAAAAAGTGTGAAATCGGATTTTGCAAGATTATTTCTGAACGAACTATATGGAATAACAGGATTAAGAATATTTGAATCGGATGCGATAAAACGATTAAAAGATAGATTTAAAAATAAAAATAAAAAAAACATAAAAACAATTATAGCACATTCACATGGTAGTTTGATATTATACGATGCGTTAAAATATGTACCTGATAGTGTAACAGAGATTCATACAATAGGTGGAGCTGCATTTATACCAAAAGATGAATCAAATAAAATTAGAATAGTAAATCATTACAATAAAAGAGATTGGGTGTTGCAGGCACATTTAAAACGATACAAAATAGGCGCGAAAATTAAAAAAAAGATGCAAGAAACAAATACAGAACATGAGATTGTGATAAACAAAAAGAAACATATATTTAAATTTTATGATGGAAACAAAGATATAGAAGCTGAAAATGTGCAAGGTAAAAATAAACTAACATATGCATGTAGCGGAGAAAAAAAGAATTCAAAAAAAGAATATAATAAAAACAATGCGAAAAAACATCCACATAAATTAGGATGTTATAAAACAGTAATAGAAAATATTTTAAAAAAAAATATTAACAGTAATATCCGAAAGAACATGAAATTATATGTAGATAAAAATATTCACGATTGATAACCAGTTACAATATCAGTAGGATCGCGAAAATTAGAAATATCATGTATATAAGAATTGTAAAAAGATGAATCAAGTAAATGAATTGTAGCGACTTTCTCGTTCCATAAATTGTAATCTGTAGGATAACCGTAAGAGTCGAAATTTTTACTAGGTGAAGATCCCATATTTGTATTGTGTATATATGTAAGTTTTCTTTAAGTATTTAAAAACGTTTCACTAACTCTACACAAAAGAAATCTATAACCCAACCTAAATGATTTACCAAAAAAATGTAATATATAATAATAAATGAAAAATCAGTATGGTTTTCAAAGATATATGTTTGATAAAGGTAAATTTTATTTTGACGGAGAATTTAATATAGTAGAATTTGTTCCTAAAGACATAAAACTATATCATGGATCTGTATCATTATGTTTAAGAAATTTAGAATTTCCGATGAAAGATTTTTATAAAAGCGGAGACCATCTAAAAAACAAAGATAAAGAAATATTAAAAGACAAAGAAGAAGAAGATGAAAAGAAAAGAGAAATAATATATAAAAGGTTAAAACCAAGTCATATATGGCTAGGAGGTGAAACATGTACTGCAAACTATTATTCATGGGGTATGGATAAAAACACAAAAAAAGAATTAGGAAAAAACTTTGATTGTTATAAGTTTTGTATACACGCATATAAACCGAAAAAAACATTAAAATTTATAGACATGAGTGATATATTTAATATGATGGTAATAACGAAGTATAAAAACAAAGAATTAACGAAAGAAGAACTAAAAGATTTAAAAAATGATTATAAAATAATAGAGGAAATAAAGAAACAAAATAAAAAATATTACAAAAGATATCATCCGTTTGAAAGAGTAATAGGAAAAATAGCGATAGGAGATAGTACGAGAAGAGGTAATGGATATAGTAAAACTGCGGAAGGACTAATAAAATTAACAAAAAAATATGGATATGATGGATATGCGTTTCCAAAAATGGGGAAAAAAGGGAATGGAGAAAAATACGGATATAAATTTAGTGAATATGTAATAGCAAATCCGTTAAAAAGTATAGAAAGAGATTATGAAAACAAAAAAGATTGGCAATATCAAGGTGTAATAAGAAACAAAGATATAGAACAGTTATATAAAATGATGAAAGAGTATAAAACAACAAATGTAGATTTTCATGCGGGAAATTTATTAGAGCATAGCATATGGAGTGGGTTAAATATGGAAGAATGGATAAAAGAAGAAAATGAATGGTGTAAAGATATAAAAACAGAAGATAAAAAAATAAGTATATTTTGTGCGTTTATACATGATATAGGTAAAGTACAAGAAAAACAATTATATTATGACATCAACAGACATCCACATAATGGAAGAAATTTACTAATAAATGAAAAAGAAATATTTATGAATAATAAAAAAGAAAAAAAAATAAATTTTAAAAAAGTATTTGAAAACGAAGGATTTACAGAAGAAGAAATAAAATTAGCGGCATTTATATGTGAATTACATTGGGAATTTGGAAATTGTATAAAATTAGGAAAAGATGGAAAAGAATATGTAAAATTATGTGAAAAAGAGTATAAAAAGCTTGGTATAAAGAAAAGAGATTTAAAAACATGTATAAATATATTGATAGCGGTATCGTGCGCGGATATAAAATCAATGAAACAATATATAAACAAAACAAGTTTAAAAAAAAGAATTAATCATAAAAGTGAATATTTTTCATGGATGAAGAACCGAAGTGCATCATGGCCTGGAAAAGATGGATACAAAGAATTTGAGATAGAAAAATACGGAAAACCACTAAGAAGAAGAATAATGAAAATGATTTAAAAAAAAAAAGATTAAATAAATAAATGAAGTGTAATAATTGTATAAAAAGAGTACCAAAATATGACATACAAACATGTAAATATTGTGATATGAAATATTGTATGAAATGTTATAGTGTAGAAAAGCATGAATGTAATATGTATAATTTATGCAAGAACCATGAAAAAACAAAATTAAAAAAGGAATTAGAACAATATAAACATGATAAAGATTTGATACATAATTATAAACCGGTTTAAAAAAAAAAATACAAAAAATAAATAAAATATAGATGAAAACACTAAAAATACAAAATATACAGAGATTAAGAACATGGGATTTCGCATCAAAATTTGCTATAAAAAAAGCCAAGATAGATATAGTATATAACATAAATCAAAATAAAAAGAAATATGATAAAGAATATCAAGTATTAGGAGTATGGACAAGAGAACAATTAATAAGTTTAGGACCTACATTTATAAAATTAGGACAAATAGCAAGTTCTAGACAAGATATATTTAATGAAAACTTGATAAATGAGCTAATATCATTACAAGATGAATGTCCTGCAATAGAAGACTGTAATATAAAAGAATATGTGAATAAAGAATTAAATATACCATTTGAGAGAATATTCGAAAAATTTGAAGAGAAACCGTATAAGGCAGCAAGTATAGGACAAGTACATCAAGCTATATTAAAGAATGGTGTAAATGTGATAGTAAAAATACAAAGACCAGGAATAGATAAAATTATAAAACAAGATTTAAAAAACATAAGAGAAATATTTGAAATATTTAGTTATTTGAAAATTACTAAATCATATGACATGAAATTATTAGATGAATCTGAAAGATATTTAATAGAAGAAATAGATTATGAAAACGAAGCTAAAAATGCAAAAATATTTAGAAAGAATTTTTATAAAACAAAATGTAAAATCCCAAGGATATGTGACAAATACAGCACGAAAAAAATATTAGTTATGGAATATATAGAAGGTGTAAAAATCACAGAAATAGAAAACGAAGAAGATAAAAAGAAAGCAGTAAAAATTATAATAAAAACGTTTTTAAAACAATTAATAGAATATGGGGTAATACATGGGGATCCGCATCCAGGAAATGTAGCGTATAGAGATTCAATGTTGATATTATATGATTTTGGATTAACTATAGATATAAGCGAATTAATACAGAATTCGTTCGATGATATAATATTAAGTTTAATCCAAAAAGATTCAAAAAAATTAACAAAACTATTAATAGCATCAAAATTAATAATACCGACAACAAACCAAGCAAATATAGTATTTTTCTTTGATAATATATTTCAGATGGTAAATATGAATAAAGAAGAAGAATTGTTTGAAGAATCCGTAGAAACGTTAAATGAATTAGGGTTTAGTGATACAAAAAGACCATTTTCAATAAGTAATGATTTGATATATATAGGTAAAAGTTTAACATTATTAGATGGAATATGTAGAAAATTAGATCCAGATTATAAACCACTAAAAATAATAAAACCATATTTAGAAGAAAAAGTTGATAATAATATAACACTTGGCTCTTTAAGTGGAGTATTAGAAGAGATTGTAGAAATACCATCAAAGATTAAAAATATGAATACATCTATAATAGAAATAGAAAAAACATCATATTCAACAAGAAACAGAACAAAATTAATAAAAAAAGATTTAAAAAATCTACAATTTCTTGTTTTTTGTATAATAATATATTTGATGTATATATAGTTTGATGTAAAATGTAATTATTTTTCAAAGAATTCAGCGTCTAAAACCTCTATATCATTATCATTAATTTTTTTGGTATTTTCTTTTGTGTTTTTATTTGTGTTTTTATTTGTGTTTTTATTTTTTCTTATATATTTAACATGATCTTGAAAAATAGTTCGAGTTTCTTGTACTTCTGATTTAACAAATTTACCAAGGTTACCCAAACTTTGTTTTCTTTTATTAATTATTTTAGATCTAAATTTTTTATTAGAACATATTATAAGAGAAGAATTTAAAATAGCAAACATTTATATATATATATATAATAATTTCTTTAAATTATTTTTACTTAAAGAATAAAATATATAATAAATAAATAAAATGGGTTGTAACACGTCTATAGTATTTCCAAAACCAACAATGAGTAATTATAACATACAAGAAATGAAAAAAACATTTCCAGTAATAAATAATTATGAAACATTAAAAGAATATATAAAATACGCAAAAGAAAATAATCATAATAAAAGCATTTATAAATACCTGTATGAAAATGAATTCATAAATATGGATTGTTGTAGTGAAGATTATGGTAATTTGACTAGTACCATGAAACCATTTAATGTGTTTGCAAGATACGCATCTGGAAAAATGATAAATGATGCCCCACAATTAATTACAAAAGAAATGCAAGAAGAATGGATGATATGTTATAATAAGAAAGAAAATGATGATAATTGGAATAATACGTCATATAAAAATGCATCTATGTGTGGTCCTGATCATAATGGACCAGGGCATGTATTTTTGACTACAAAAAAAATGAATTGGAAATATTTCAATATATCAACGATAATTCTTAATAAAGAGCATGAATTTTTAGAAAAAATGAAAGAAATTGCAGAATATTATGTAAAACAAAGAGGTTGGGAGAATTACGGTTTATACTTTCATTGTTTTCCTCATAATAGTGTTAATAGTTTGCATCTACATATATGTAATTTAGAAAAAAAGGGGCATATTTTTCATGAATTAGAATATAAAAATTTAAAAATAGATGATGCTTTAAAAATGATTACCTAATAATTAATGATTACATAATGTATTATAAATAGAATTCAAGAAAATAGGCATTTCATTCTTATTTTTGCATTTTTGATTGACGATTTCTAAAATTTCTAAAAACGAAAATCTAATATCAATAGGAAGATTTTGTAACATTTGAGATCTTGATAACGATTCTGTATCATTGCAAATTTCTACAAATTCTTTTTTATTTATAATTTCTTTTAAATCATAACATAACCTAGAATTTATAGTTTTTTGAATAAAAGTATTATATCTTTTTATAAATTCAATTATAAAATCATTTTCAGAAACCAATGAAAGTCCAATAAAATTTAAATTTTCTGATAATACAGCTTTACAAAAAATTTCTTTTAAATCTTTAAAAAATTTTAAAAGTTTAATTCTATCAAACCTATTATGAGTACAAAAAAGTTCTTTATTATCAGTAATATGGTGCCCTATAAATAGTACAAATTCATTTATATCACGTGTTTCTCGTAAAGTAGTTTCTTGTAGTGCGGGAACAGCTTCAGCACGTCGTTCAGCTCCAGCATGTTGTTCAGGTATTGAATTGTGAGCTGATTGTGAGCGGGGGTTTCTAAGCGGTTGTGGGGTAGGTAGTTGTGGGTGATCTATTTGTGGGAATGAAGTTAATTTAATATCAGATAATTTAAAATTAGGCATAGTCATAATCTTTGGCATTCCTTCTATAGAAGTTTTCGAATCAATCATAGTTCCTGTTTTCGATTCAATCACACGTGACCAAGCACGTGATATAATATCCGACAATATATTTAAAGCTTGTTCATTAAATCGGTAATCAAAATGCTCTATTTCTATACAACTAGGAAAGCTATCACGAGACATACTTTGTACCTCTTTTATAACATTTTCTAATAATTTACATATATGATCTTTAGATTGTTCAGTTATATTGTTAATAATTTTTATGATTTTAAGAGTAGGTGCTATTCTATGAAGAGTATTAACATAGAAACCTAATTTTGCGGTTGTTTTTTCTATATGTTTATCATGTTTTTCTCTTTCATATTCTTTTTTGAGTCTATCATTTTCTTTTATGAGACTATCAACTTCAGCTTTTAGATCGTTTCTTTCTTTCACCAATGCATTTTTTCCAGGTCCATATGTAGTTGTATTACTAGTTGTACTCGTATTACTAGTTGTACTCGTATTACTAGAATTAGTGTTACCCATTACATTAATATAATAAAAAAAAATAGTATGTTATTAATTAAAATGTGAATACGGTAGAGTTATAATTATGTTTTGCGTAGAGTTAGTGGAACGCTTAGATGCTTTTCAAAATAGAAGATGCGTAGTTGTTTTTTGTTATATTATTTTTATATTATGAAAAATAATATAAATATTATTCAATGAACAATAACAATTATGTGAACTTTTTCAGGGGGGTAATTGAAAGCTCGTTAAATGATTACGATAGAAAAAGACATTTCCCAGAGCTATTTTTATACAAGCCAGTTAATCTGATAAATAACGAAAACAAATTGAAATTGATAACACATTTTTATAATAAAGGGCTGGATTCAAAAGTAATCAGCAAAATAATGGGTGGTTCAAGTATGTATAAAGAATTACCTATTTCTAAATCACAACGAAATAATCTGTATAATTACGTGCGAAGTTTTCCAAAAGCAAACACAAGATTGAAAATTTTCAAAAACACTGCTGACAAAGCAAAACAAAAACTTATAAAAACGTTTGTTAATGGATACAAAAATAAAATGAAATATTATGAAGATAAATTAAACAAATTAAGTAATAATATTAAAAAATATGAAGATATTACAAAAAGAAAAATATCATTATCATCAATATCAGATAACACATTGGATAGCATTAAAAAAGATTATATTATACAAAAAATAAAATTTTATGAAAAATTAAAAGAAATCGGAAAGAATATAACAAATATAACAACAAATATTTTCAATCAAAGTAAAAATGTTGATAATAACGTACATAACGTTGTTAAAAATTTAATATATGTATATGAAATGGATAACAAAAATAAATCGCATAATCCAATGTTATATTTCCCATTTGATTTTTTTGCAATGTTTCTAGCTCATCTTGATTACATTAAATCTAATATGAATAGTCTAATCAATGATAATATGTTTAATGTTCCTAACATAAATAATATTAATAAAAATAAATTGAAAAAATATTTTCAAAATGAATTTAATTATATTGTTAGTAAAAATTAATTTTGAATCTTGATTACATTACTTAAGGAAGTAATTTCTTCAATAAGTAGAAACAAATGAAAACGTTGGTATAAGGCTTTAACTGATTTTGTGTAGAGTTAGTGGAACGCAACAAAAATGTATGAAATATCAATAATAGGAAATATAGGAAGTGGAAAAAGTACAATACTAAAATTTTTAGAAAAAAATGGATATGATGTAGAGTATGAAGATGTAGAATCATGGAATTTTTTATCTAAATTTTACGAAGATAAAAAGCGATGGGGATTCACATTACAAATGGAAATTATAAATAGTTTTAAAAAAAGAAAAGATAATATGTTAAAATATAAATTTACAGAAAGAAGTGTGTGGGAAGCGTGTTATATATTTGGGAAAAATATGTATAATAGCGGGTATATAAATGATCATGAATATTATTTGATAGAAGATATAAGTAATCGTGATGTATCCCCCCCTGATTATTACATATACTTAAATATAGGATATAAAACATGTATTGAAAGAATTAAACAAAGAAATAGAAATTGTGAAATAAACAAAAATATGTCGGAATATGTAGAGGAATTAGAAAGAATATACGAAGAAGAGATAGAAAAACTCAAAAAAACAAACAAAGTATATATTATAAATGAGTTAGAAAATAGCGAAGAAAAGATATTAAAAATAATTTCTGAAATAAAATTAAATGGAATCAATAGTTGATTATAATATGACAAAAGAAGTCTTATATAATAAATATAATAAAGAAGCCAAGAAACTGAAAAAAATAGAACACGAAAATGAAAAAATGTATTTATATTCAAAATACATAGAACCTTTAGAAAAAAAAGAATGTAAATATCCACATGTAAATAAAGAAAGATATCCTGAATATAGTATAAATGATAATATATTTAGAAACGCGAATTCAAATGTAAAATTAGGATATTGTATGTTTGAAAAATAATAAAAAATAATGATATATATAAATGAGTGAAATAGAAGGTAATGGAAAACAAGAAGAACAAAATGAAAAACAATCACCACCAAGTATGATGGAAAGAATTATAGAATTACTTAAAAAACATTTTGTATTAATACTAGCATTAATAATTGCAATATTTGCTGGATATTATTTTAATAACAAATGTAAAAACGAAACTGTATCACAAGAACCATTTATTGAAACTACAGAATAAAATACGTTCCATTAGTTTTAGAATCACCAGTAAAAAAATACTTAAAGAAAAATAAAATGCATAATATAATACATTAAACGCTTAGTCATGTACAAGTTTGAACAACCGTGCATCATAGCGTATTGTGTATCAAGACCATCAAAAAAAATAAAAAGTCCATATGTAGCAGATATAAAATTAGAAGATGGAAGTGAATACATGGCGCATAGTCCATCACTAGGATTAGGGAATTTAATAAAACCAAATTCGAAATTATATGTACAAAAGAATTCGAAAGAAAACAAGACTCAATATAATATTAAGGGTGTATATGATGAAGAAAATGATACATGGGTAGGATCTACACCATTAGATGCGAATAGATTGTTTAAAT